TCACACCGCTTTTGTATAGTCAAGACTGATCCAACCAGCACCGCTTTTCAGCTTGCCCCATTTGGAAGCGCCGGTTCCGTTGCTCTCCGCCACGATGGTATAAACACCGGGCTTGATGAAGCCATTCTTCCCGTAATTGGTGCCGGGGCCTTTTCTGATATACAGATCGGAAATTGTCACCCGCACCAGATAGGGCTTCACTGTGGCCCCTGTGCCGCCCGTGGCTGGTTTTTCCGTGCCGGGGGTAGTAGTTACACCCCCGCCCTGCATGGCGGCTTGTACGGCCTTCCTGAAGCCGTTCATGGTGTAGCCGGTTCCAAGCTGGTTCCACAGGTGTTCAGGATCACCATGATTGGAAGCAACCCCACGGGCGCAACCTTCCTTGTGGGAAATGATCACCCCGTCCTTCATGGGGTCAAGGCCGTACTGCTTGCACAGGGAAGCGAACAGTTCAACCGCCGCTTCATAGGTTCTCTTTGCCACGGCCTTTGCGGTAGTGGTATCAGAACAAGTGAAGGTTGCTCCGCCCGTGTACTTGATACAGGCCGGTTCACACATTTCAACCCCAATGTGGGTGTTATTGGCGGCTCCGCCAGCGTGCCAACCCCGGTGGTTCCAAGGAAGGGTCTGATACACAGTGCCGGTGTTCCCGTCAATGAACCCATGCACACAGGCTTCAAGGCCAGAACGGTTCCAGTTCTTCACGAACACAGAAGCCTTGGGTTGGGAACACCCCACAGAATGAAGCATCAGCCCTTTCACCGTGATCTTCCTGCCGGTCTTGTAGCAATCATTTTTTGTCAGAATGTTTTGCACCAGTTTCATTGGTCACTTTCTCCTTTCGCCTGAAGAATTGCATTGAACTTGCCGAAGGCTTCCTTGATATACTTACAAGAAACCAACAGCACAGCGCCCACGATCACCAAATCAGCAAAAATATCCGTGTATTCCTCCGGGATCGTCCACCCAAGCTGTTCAGCGAACAGGGGCAAAGTGGTAATGCTCACACAAAGCAATGTCAGCCCCACCACGAAGGCCGCAACCTTCAGGGCGGAATTGATAGCCTTGTTTTTGTCGAAGGGCTGAAGCAACACCCGAATGTTGTAATACAGGGAAAACGCCACATTGGACAGGTAAGCCGCCAAGAAGATCAGCATTGCCCACCCAATATCAATCAGATTTTTCAGAACTGCATCCAGCATGGTTTCACATCTCCTTTGTGTCATTGTAGATTTCCGGGCCATACTGCTTCCGCAATTTGATCCGGTTTTCTGCCTTGGCCTTGGAATAGTAGAAGCCCGTTGCGGTTGCCAGTTCAGCGAACAGGGCCGGGATCAGATACGCAAGGGGCGAAGTGTCCCCGGTTCTCCAAACAATGGCAAGTGTAAAGGCCGTTACAACCAGTGTAACGGCCCCTACACATCCCAACAGGACTTTGGAAAATTCCTTTTTCGGTTTTTTCTTTACCCGGCTCATTCAACCGGGGCTTCCGTGGGCAACTCCAAGAATTTCTTGTGAAGATCGTCCATCACCCCATTCACCCCCAACGAATGATATTGCTTCCAGCAATTTTCAAAACTTTCCCTTGCGTAAATGGGGGCATAGCCTTTTTCCGAATACTTGTTGAAGTCGCTGATCATTTGACTTCTCAAAAGGGCCTGAACCCCCAACTTCAGCGCCTTGTTATCATCCGAATTGCGCTTGATCAAAGTGTGAAGGTATTTGAACACCCCGCCGATCAGGGCCGGAATACCCAACAAGCACAACCATTGGTAAACCGTCATTCCGTTACCCCTCCACCAGCTTCAGGATATAGCGCAAATCTTCAACCGGCGCATTGTAGAACTCATAGTTCCAGATCCAAAAATCTTCATGTTCCGGGCGCTTGTACTGCTGACAAAGGGCATCCGCCCAAATGCGGCCCCACTGCTCTTTCTGGTTGTCCGGTTTTGCCAGCTTGATCAGGATAGCGGAAACCAGTTCCCCACGCTCCCGGCCCCGGCCATCATCGTTCTGACTGAAGAAGTCAAAGGCATCTTGGCTGACCGTGGTGCAAATCGGTTTCCCGTTCCACATCAGAATTCCGCCTTCATTGGTCACGGCGGTTCCATAGGGGATATTCACCTGACCGCAAATCACCAGCTTCTTCAGCCGTTTCCGGGCCAGATAGGTATTATACTGCATCATCCTTGACTTCCTCCCAACCGTACACACCCGGTTCCCACACATTGTTTGCCACGATGGACTTCCAGTGTTTTTCCTTGTGGCTCACCTTGGCCCCCAAAGAATAGGCATCGTGCGCCCCGATGGGCTGAACCCATTCAGGCCATTCTTCAGCGGGATCACTGGTCTTGCTCCAAAGGCTGTGGGCCGTGTCCGGTGTCCAGTCCGCTTGGGAAGTGTGGGCCTGAACACACTTGTAAAGGGTGCCTTTGTAGCGGCGAATTTGGCCAACCGTATACAGGTTTTGAAGTTCCACGGCGGCGGGGGCGTTGCCAAGCCACACCAGAGAACCTTCACGGGTATCAAGATTGTTGTTGATGGACAGGGCCTTTTCCAGCATCCGGTTCAGCAACAGCGCATAGGTGATATTTTCATACATCAGGTTTCCACCTCCATTTCCGTAAAAATGGGGCCAAAAATGCTGATCACTGTGAAAGTGGTCAGCACCTTTTTCTTGTTCACTTCAAACTGAAAATTTTCAACGGCGGTGATCCTATCATCCTGAAGCAATGCTTCCTTCACCCGCCGTTCAATTTCTGGAATGCAAAAATCAACCGGCTTACCAATCAGGCTTTTCTTCTCAAAACCATAGTTCCAAGAATAAATCAGCCATTCATACCGTTCCGCATTCAAGATCAGGAAAACCGCCTGTTCCACAGCCCTTACTTCATCAATGGTGCCGGTTATGGTTTTGGTATCATGACGCATTTTGAATGTGCGGCTTGGAAGGGTGGTAAAGGTGAAATCCTGCTTCAAATCGTCTTGAACCTGTGGAATCATACCCATTCCCCCTTCAGGGCCGGGTTCGGCGCAATCCGATCCAGCACCAAGAATTTCTTGCCCTTTTGAATTCGGGCCATAACCACCTGATCCCCAACCGCAAGGGCGTTGTGGACTTTGAACTTCTTCCGCCCTTTGATGGGGTGGTTGTGGTCAACATCTTCAGCGGTGCCGCCCCCGGTATAAGTGTCTGTAACCGGGTGGCCGTGGCTGATTGTAACAGTCTGGTGGCTTACCGTCATATCCACTTCATAATCCGTGACATTCCGGGCCAGCACCAGCATTTTTTCTGTGTAAATGGCCTTTTGGTCAACCTGAATTTTCAGCGGGGAAGCGGAAATCACGGTTCCAAACAGAATGTGAACCGGCTTGCTTGCGTCCACGGCTTCCACAGCGGCCTTCTTTACCAGTTCCACCGCATTTGTCGGTTTAGGCAATGAATTCACCCCCAATCAAGGTTAAATCCATGAAGTGTTCATCCCCCTTGAAATTGTGGGTGACTTTTTCAACCATCAAATAATTGTTGGTGATAATATCCCCCAAATTCAAGGCAACCACCACGGCGCAACCAGCCCGAACCCGCACATCCCCAAAAGCGTTTTTCACCGTCAGCTTCCGGGTTTTCTGGTCATACAGCTTCAGAAGGGCATTGGCTTTGGCGGCGGCTCCGGTGGCGCTTTGCAAGGCTTCAAAATACTGCAAAACGCCCCACTGGTTCATCTTCTCCCCGTCCTGTGCAATATACAGTTCCCGCTTGCCGGTCTGCTCATTATCATAGGTCAGCTTGATTTTATTGTAGGTCTGTTCATCAATGCTGGATGAATAGTCAAAGGTTTCCCCGGTTTCTTCATCAATCAGCAAATTCAGCTTCATGGAATTGATATTTTTCAAAGTCAATTTCCCGGCATCATCATAAAGGCAGAACAGTTGGCCGGTATTCATCAGGGTTTCATCAAGGGCATTTTGGATCATGTCAAACAGGGTGCTATCTTCCTCAACAATGGTTTCAATGGTGTACCCTGTATCTTCCACGCTCCCAAGGTTCAGGCGGAAATCTGCCGCCAGCCGCTTCAGAAGGTCAGAAGCCTTCAGCCCTTCTTCCGTGATGGTGTCCTTGTTCTTCAGGTATCGCAACTGATCATAGGCCACAACATCAATGGTCACACTGTTTGCCTTGCGGCTCTTGGTGAACACAAAGCCATAGAAAATGGTGGTGCCGTTCACCGTCAGCTTTACCGGGTTGCCTTCCTGAAAGTTCAAAACCCCGTCTTTGATTACTGTGAATTCCAGCTTGCCGGGGGTGCCTTTCCGCTCCCATGTCAAAGAAACCCCTTCTTCAACAACTGGATAATAAATTGTGGAACCATTCTGAATCAGAAGTTCAATAGACAAGCGGATCACCCCTTTCAGGAAGGCAAAGTAAGAACCTGACCGGCATAAATCAGGTTCGGGTTTTTGATTTTATCTTTGTTCAGGTTGTAAATCTCATTGTATCGGGAACCATCCCCCAAATATTTCTTGGCAATATTCCAAAGGCAATCCCCGGATTTTACCGTATAGGTGGATTGCTTGGGGGCCTGACTGGTTTCCCGTTTAGGCGGCTCCACCGTGGCGGTGGGCTTTGTGGCGGGGGTTGGGGCCGGTTGGATGGTCACAGTTTTAGTGCCATAGTGCCTGTATTGCTTCAGGCTTACGGTCACTGTAATATCAAAGCCTTCTTCCGCATCGTCTGTGATCTGGTAATCTTCCATTCCCACAGTCAGATTGGTATAAAACAACCGGCTTCCATTGGGCTTTTCACGGTTCAAAATCCATTGAAACGGTTCCTTTGCCGTTTTCAGCCGTTCAAAAAGAGAAAGGTAATAATCTGCGGGTTGCGCCCCGCCATTTGTGAAGGGATAACCTTGTTGGCCTGTTCCTCGGTCAAGCCCCACTCCATCAGCTTTTCTTTCGTCATAGTGTGATACCTCCATCATAAAATCCTTTTTTACCGTGGGTCAGGAACCACGATTTCCCCCGGCTCTGTTTTCCGCCCAAGCTGGGAAAGGGGCGAATGGGTATGAAAAAACCACCACCGGCAAGGCCGGGGTGGTTCAATCAACAAATTAAGTTAATGCGTTGATAATGATTTGATAGCGTTCACGGGGCGGCTTATGAATGCCACGCCGGTAATAGCTCAAAGACGCTTTACAAATGTTCGTGCGCCGGGAAAGTTCATCTTGGGTGACACCCGCCGCATCCATCAGTTTTTGAATCATAGTGCAGTCAATCGGGCCATCGTCAGCCGGGGGTGGTGTAGTCACTTCCGGGATGTTGAACCCCGCTTGTTCCAAAAAACCAAGCACATAGGGAAGCCGTTCATTCCGACAGGTGGCGGCCAACTGCGCCGCCTTCATGTAATCGTCAGTGGTCAAGGCTCTTGCTTTGGGGTTTACGGAATAGGTTCCAGTCTTGCGGATTGCGGGAAGAACATCATGCGTCACCCAATGCTTGAAGCGTTTGGCGCTTTCCAGCTTGCTTCCGAAGATCAGTCCATACAAGCCGGATTCATTGATGATGGTCATTTTCTGCTTTCCTGAAGGTGTCTGGATTTCACCGACACCTTTATCTTCCGGGTCAACCAACCTGTAAACTGCATCACGGGGCTGTTCATACCCCAAGGCAACCGCCACATCCTTGCCCACGAACCACGGTTCTTCCTCAATGGTCACGGTTCGTACCTGTCCAAATTCGGGGTTGGTGAATACCTGAAGCTCCTTCATGCCTTCTTCACCGCCTTCTTCACCGCCTTCTGACCACGGGCAAAGCCCAGCTTGAACACCACGGCAATCAGCTTGAAAGTGTCGTGATGATATGCGTCATAGAGTTCATCCAGTTCATTCCTGCGAAGGTCATACTTACCGGGGTGTACGCCTTCAATGCTCTTGATCAGCTTTTCCATATAAACCTCCATCAATTTTCACTTGATAGAAGTTCCCAACTGTGATAGAATGGATTTATCCAGTTGGGAAACCTCTGGGCTATAAGGGTTTCGGTGTGCTTTAGCGGGTAGCCGAAACCCTTATTCTTTGTCCAATTCAGCTTTCACCAACTGAACGCCTTTGTTAATAACCTCTGTCTTGCTTACATTCAACCGATCTGCGCATTCTTGTAAATCTTGTGCTTCTTCAGGTGTAAGCCGAATTTCCAGCCGTTCAGTTTTCTTGTTGCTGGTTGGTCTTCCGGTTCTTGGGGACATCTTATCACCTCACTTTTGCCCGTACAAATATAATAACTTGTGTACGGGCAAAAGTCAAGGGGTTTTTTGAAAATTTTCTATTTAAGGGGGGGGGTGGTGATTTGCCCCCCCCCCTTCAGGCATAAGAAAAGGGACTATGTTTCCATAGTCCCTTTAAGATGGGCTTTGGCGGGCGTCGCATCTCCCGCATCTCTCGGGGTTTCCCCCTGTCATACCATCGGCGTGTGGTCGCAACGAATTTTACCACCTCAAAGCCCTTTCTTATCCTATCTAAAGTATAGCAGGATTATTCCCGCTTGTAAAGAATCTTTTTGTTATTCACATAGTTTTCCCAACGGGATTCACTAATATCCCAACCAGAAATGATTGAATTCTTGAACCCCGGATTATCCACAGAAGTATGAACCCTTAATACCATTTGGAATCGCAATCCATTTTCTTTAATCGCTTTCAAAATCAAGCCTGTGTTGGGGTTCTTATCTTCCAGAATATAATCAGGATCATCCAAAGCCGCCTGAAGGAAATCTTTGATTTTTTCATAAGCTCCGGGGTGCCGTTCCTGAATATGCTGAATCCGTTCCGAAGTGATAATCACTTCATCAGTGGTTATATCATCCGTAATGCAACGGTATGTTTCAATATCAATATGGCCTACCGTATGCACCCCGGAACCTCCATCTGCTTGTGATTTCGATTTGATTATATCACCAGCAACAGCAAGGGTCAACCCGGTCTTGGCTCCACCATCCACAAAAGCCTTCTTCCAATCGGCATATTTCATGTTGGCCGGGACATAGTACACCTTTCCATCAACGGTGCGGGCGGCTCTTTCACCGTCCATATCGTCATAATGGGGGCAAGTGGTTCCCCGGCAATTCGGGTGGAAAGGCGGGACAGTCACCCCCGGTTCATATTGGGCCAGCGGGATCACCGTACCATCAAGGGGTTGGCATACCGCACAAGTGTGGGAATCCAGCGTTTCCACAATTTCAATCTGATCCACACCCAAATCCTTATACATCTGGATTTTGGAAACAGCGTTGAAATAGGTGGTTTCCGTATGTACCAGCCGCCTTGCCTTATAACGGGCCGTTCCGAACTTCTTTTGAATGGCGGTGATAGTCTTGGCCGGTGGATCACCCCGCAACATTCCTTGAATCAGTTCTTTGTTTACGGTGTCCACCAAATCAGCCTTGTTCAACCAACAGCGATCTCGAAAAGTGCGCCCGTCAGTTGTCCAAGGTTTTGAAAGTAAGGTTTCAAGTTTCTTCTGGTTCAAAGCGGTGAAATCCCATCCAAGGCCAATGCCCTTTTGGATTTCAAAGGCCCCGTGGGTGTACCCATTGGAAACCAGCTTCTTCAGAAGATCATCCACCCCATCAACCTGATTGCCATACAGAAGTTCAATCTGCTGTTGAATTTGCAGTTGGATTGCTTCAAGGCGGCTGACATGGAAACGGGTTGAAGCGTTTTCCAACTTCTTAATCCATTCCGGGGAAAGGTTGGCTTGCTGTGCGGCTTTCACATACTGTTCCGCCGTCCACTTGAATTCTTCAAGCTGTCCGGTGGTCAGCATTTTCCGGGCTTCCGCCAAAGTCACATTGTTGTTGGTGGCAAACCGCTGATACCAGCTTTCAATATCCCGCTGAACACTGTGTTCAGTTTCCCGGTAAAGTTCTTCAAGGCTCTGAAGGTATTCATCAGATTGTTTGTGGGCCGCATCTTCCAGAACGGCGAACCGGCCCCGCCAGTAATCAGCATTCTTCACGGGGCAATTCTCCCTTCTTGAAAGTGGTGCCGGGTATGGGACTTGAACCCATACGCCAAAGGCGGCGGATTTTGAATCCGCTGTGTCTGCCATTCCACCAACCCGGCAAGTGGTAGCGTGTACGGGGGTCGAACCCGTGTTCCCGGCTTGAAGGGCCGGTGTCTTAACCGCTTGACTAACACGCCATAGAAAGTGCCGGGGAAAGGAATTGCACCTTTGACCGGGTAAGGAGGTGAACCCCGGCCCCGCCCCATTATTGCCCCGGCATATAGGGAAGGCGGGGATTATTCGTCCCCGCCTTCATCACCATCAGGATCTTCTTTCTGAACATTCCCAAAAGCGCCGGTGTAATCCTGCGCCTGTTCCATTGCTTCTTCCTTTTCCTTCCTGATCCGCTCCAACTCCAATTCCACATCCGTTGTCCACGGGTGCTGGGCCACAATGGTTTCATTGGACAGAATACCAACGGACTTCCCACAGTTTTCAATGGCTTCACTTTCATTCACCGGCATATCCCGGTTGAAAACAATGGTGGTTTCTTCTTCCTCGAAGTCACCCCGGCCAGTGTTGGCAAAATCCTGATTGATAAACCACAGAAGATCATCAAAGGCCGCTTGGAACTCGGTTTCCATTCCGTTTGCGTCAAGGTCAATGTCAGAATACATGGATTGAATGTTCATCTGATTGGGGTTGTTGCCCATGCGATCATCCTTAGCATTATAGCCACGGGCGTTTTCAATCAGTTTAGCCATCTGCTTTTCCGGATAGACCACTTCATCGGCACCATTGCGCAGCAAAAATTTCGCCTGCACATCCCGCTCTGCCCGTGCAATCACTTTTTTGGCGCCTAACTCCTTTAAGAGGCAGGCTGTTTCCAGGGAACTTTGAAAGTTATCTCCAATCGCCACAATACATAGGTCAAAATTTCTGACGCCTATGGCAGTAAGAAACTCCTCACTGGTGCTGTCTCCAATCTGGGCATTGGTGACGAAAGGAAGGACCGCATCGACTCTGGCTTCATCCTTGTCTACCACCATGACCTGGTGATTTAATTCGTTCAGTTTCATCGCAATATGGCGTCCAAAGCGGCCTAAACCAATCAATAAAATTGTTTTCATAACTCCTCCATTACACCGTTATCCTACGGTAATTCGTTCCTGGGGAAGTCTGGCGCTGTTGCCTTGTACATGAGACAGGGCGGCAAAAATCAAGGTCAGACCTCCTACGCGTCCAAAAAACATGAGTGCGATCAGAAGCAGATGGGAAATGCTGCTGAGCTGCGGGGTAATGCCCAGGGAAAGTCCCACGGTGCCAATTGCCGATGCCGTCTCAAACAAACAGGTGAGAACAGGCAGGTTTTCCACTCGGCTGATGACCAGTCCGGCCGTTAAAAACAGCACTAAGTACATGATCAAAATGGTCGATGCCTGGGATACCACTTCGTTTGATAACCGGCGGTTAAAAAAGCTTGGATGCTCCCTGCGCCGGAACACCGCCAGGGTGTTGGCCAACAGGACCGCGAAGGTGGTGGTTTTCATACCGCCTGCGGTGGAACCGGGAGAGCCGCCAATCAGCATGAGAATGATAATGACGAACTGTCCGGTCTCGCTCAGGGCCGTTAAATCTGCGGTATTAAACCCAGCGGTCCTTGGTGTAACCGCCTGAAAGAAGGATAACAGGACCCGCTCTCCCATTGGTGCCTGGGTAAATTCAAACAGGAAAAAATAGATGGTGGGAATCAGAATCAAAGCGCCCGTCACCGTAAGAATGACTTTGCTCTGCATGCGATACTTTTGAAAATGCAGGCCGTTTGTCCGGATATCTTCCCAGGTCAAAAAGCCAATGCCGCCAATGGCAATGAGCAGCGCGATCACAATGGAGATCACAGGATTGCCTGCATAATCCGTCAGGGAAGAAAAGGGGGCTTTGACCCCCATTAAATCAAAGCCTGCATTGCAAAAGGCGGAAATGGAATGAAAGAGCGAATACCACGCGTCCTTTAAAAGTCCAAACTCACGAAAAAACACCGGAAAGAGCAGCACCGCGCCGAATAGCTCCACCGCCAGGGCCGTTTTTAAAATAAACCCAGTCCGCCGTACGATTCCCCCCACGTTTGGCGCCGCAATTGCTTCCTGCATGGTGCTGCGCTGCATCAGTCCGATCTTTCTGCCCGAGAGAATCGCGAACGCACCCGCCACCGTAATCACGCCCAGGCCGCCAATCTGGATCAGCAGAATAATGACGGACTGCCCGAAATTGGACCAATAGGTGGCGGTATCATGGATCACCAATCCCGTCACACAAACGGCAGACGTTGAAGTGAACAGCGCATCCAAAAAGGGGGTGCACTCCCCCGTTTTTGTTGATACAGGAAGCATGAGCAGAAAACTTCCCATGAAAATAACCAGCAGAAAACCAAATATAATAATTCGGAACGGGGACTTATTGTTTTTATGTAAAAGCCGCCACATAAGCCTCCACCTCTTAATACACCTTTATCTCATCTTTATACTCTTATTATCTACACATCGTCTAAAGGAGGTATTAACGTATGAAGGCATATATTAAGACGGCATTAAGACGCCGCCTTTGTCTGGAATATTCGTATTTTGATAAAATCCCTCCCTGTACACGCGTCATAGCAAAACAACGAGGATAAGGTAGAATAAGTTTCGCAAAAACAAAAAGAGACATGGCTTGCAGATCTCTGGTAGAATGAAGTCGCGACACACCATCCGAAAGGAGACAGCAAACCATGTCGGAAAAGATTGTACAGCTAAACGAAGAAGTTATCAAGGGCCAACTCAAGGAACTTGTGCGTGGAAGTGTAGAAGAAACGCTCAACGAGCTGTTGGAGGCCGAAGCAGAGAAGTTGACCCAAGCGGCACGGTACGAGCGTAACGAGCAGCGCCAGGGCTACCGCAGCGGCCACTACAGCCGCAACCTCACCACCACTTCTGGGGATGTAACTCTCAAGGTACCTAAACTCAAAGGGATCTCTTTTGAGACCGCTATTATTGAGCGGTATCGCCGCCGGGAGAGCAGCGTGGAAGAGGCTCTCATTGAGATGTACTTGGCCGGCGTATCCGTCCGGCGTGTAGAGGACATTACCGAGGCCCTCTGGGGCAGCAAGGTTTCTCCCTCCACCATCAGTGAACTGAACAAGAAAGCGTATGTCCACATCGAGGATTGGCGAAACCGCCCTCTGCAGGGCGGACACTATCCGTATGTCTATGTGGATGGGATCTACCTGCGCCGCAACTGGGGTGGAGAGTTTGAAAATGTGGCTATTCTGGTGGCAATCGCGGTCAATGAGGATGGATACCGAGAGGTTTTGGGCGCCGCTGAGGGTATGAAAGAGGACAAAGCCAGCTGGGTCAGCTTCTTCCAGTGGCTGCATGGCCGTGGCTTGGACGGGGTCAAGCTGGTGGTTGGAGACAAGTGCCTTGGCATGCTGGAGGCCGTAGGAGAAGTGTTCCCCGAAGCAAAGTACCAGCGTTGCACCGTCCACTTTTACCGCAACGTGTTCTCTGTAACGCCTCGCTCCAAGGTGAAACTGGTGGCCAAGATGCTCAAAGCGATCCATGCTCAGGAGAGCAAGAAAGCCGCCAGAGAAAAGGCTAAGGCTGTGGTGGAGGAAATCCGTTCCATGAAACTGAAGGAGGCCGCCAAGAAGGTAGAGGATGGTATAGAAGAGACTCTTACCTACTGCGACTTTCCAAGCGAACACTGGACCCGCATCCGCACCAACAATGTCATTGAGAGGCTGAACCGGGAGATCCGCCGCCGCACCCGTGTGGTGGGCAGTTTCCCAGACGGCAACTCTGCCCTTATGCTGGTTTGTGCCCGGCTGCGCCATGTGGCCGGTACCCAGTGGGGCAACAAGAAGTACATGAATATGAATCACCTGGAGGCCGCCCTTGAGGACGCCTCCATTGCCGGCTGACTATTTATGCCAGGGTCTGCAAACCAATTTGCGCAAAACTCTTGACACTACCACAGGAGGGGTGCCGCTTTTTAGAAGGGGTGGCCGTCCTTTTGTTTTATGCGGCGCAAGTCCTGGGGCCCATCTCGTATAATACTCCTCCTGGTCTCCAAAAATTAGGAGACTAGGGGGTGGATGTTCTGTAAAATAAAAATGAAGTCGTCATATCTACGGATCTGAGCAGAATAGAAGTTTCTTGAATGTACCTGTGTCTACGCTCTAAAATCCTGCGATTCCCCTTAGAAGTGTCATTTCATCGACCATATCTTCGTAGTGTATCCGTAATAACCTCAAATAATGCTTGACCTCCAACAATAGCAAAATGGATAAGCTGTGAAAATGGATATATGTCTTGTGATTCTTCTGCAATCTCTTTTGCATAAGCAGAATTTTCCACAACAAAGAAAGTCCAATCCGATGTCAAGAACCCTCTAGTTTTATCTTCAATCTTATCTAAAGTGCAAAGTGCTGCAAGTTCAAGCCGAGTTCGATAGGCATATACCATACCTGGAAACTGGACACATATTTGCTTTGTATAGTCATTGCTTATGAGAAATAGTTGAAGCCCATCCTCGTCATCAACGACCTTACATATAAAGTATTTATTTTCTAAATCATGGTGTGGTATCCATGCTTTCCAGTTGTTCTCCATTATCCCCCCCTGCTTTTCCGTCAATTAAATTATTTCCAAACAGTAAAACCACGGCCGATTTTTATCCTTATTGTCCCAGTTCTCCGCTTGGACGATCTCTTTTATGTCCTCTGCGGTCAATTCGTCAATAGGAACGGTTCGTTTACAGATATGGGGCCTATCATCAAATTCCCAATAGCCCGAGAGCCAGACATTCCAAATTTCTACGCTGTCAGATTGCATCAGAGCTGTTCTGATATAAGCAATCATTTGCTCGGCCCGTCCATTTGTGAATTGAGGAAGTTCAAGATAAACTCCGTATTTCTTCTCGCAGTATAGATCCACCTCGTCAAAGGGTAGCAGGAAATAATTATCATCCGCTCCCCCATCAAAGATGGTGCCGGCGTCCAAATCAATATGTAGGGGATAATCTTGTGGTGGTGTGACTTCGGGCAAGGGAGTATCGGCTGCTATAAAAATACACTGACTCATGGTGAACATCCTTTTACTCATGAATATCGAAACGCTTTTAGCATTCTGCGTCTAATCTCGAAAATCTATTACAGATGACTAATCAATATCATTTACGCAGCAGGTCATCAATGCAGTTACCGTTAAGGTCAAAAATTGCGGTATAAATTGCCACATAATTACCCTCATTATCATTGATGTCCATACTGAAAGCAATGCAGAGCAGGGGCGTGTCATACATATAGTTTTTCTCAAATGCGGCAATTTTCCGCTTAAACTGATAGGTTTCTGCCACAGTCCGATAATCTGCCCACATTTCTCTCTGAAAATCTTCCGGATCATCATCGTACCAATTTTTCAGGTACTCCATCATGAACTGTGTGGTTTTCTCAAATATCTCATACTTTGCAAGGTAATCATCAAACAACATCCCGTTCAGCAACATCTCACTCATGGCACACGATCCTCCTTTACACAAGAAATAATCCCTGAGCTGCCACAAGTTTCCGCAGGAGTTCTATTGCTGTCTGGTTTTCTTCCGTAATTTTCTTCAGCGTGACAATATTATATACCTCACCGGTCTCAATATGAAACACCATATCAAGTGTTGGGAACAAAAATCTCATGGTCCCAAAGGTCTTTTGAAACACCAGGTCAGACAGCTCATCCATGTCGTGGATAGATTCCATGGGGAATTCCAGGTAATATCCTTCTTCATTGGGTGTTTGCTCTTTGAAATCTTCTATATCTGGTAAGCCTACGCCAGTAACCAGAACAGTCTCCAGCGGATAGTAGCATGAAAAATGGAGAACGATATCCAACCACTTACGAAGCAGACGAGCCATATTAGCCTCTTTATAATAATGCTTTTCCAGTAAGGCAATCCCATCATTCTGTCCGAATTCAAGGTCGCCGGGGACTACATCAATCATATACGCTTTTGCATTGTCTTCCATCGCCTCAGAAATAAGATATTCCATCTGTGCATCATACGCTCGCATGGAAAAGCCTTTGAATCCCATTTGTTCAAACAGTTGCTGCATTTCATCATAACTCAAAGCCATTGCCTGATCTCCTCGCTTATGTATTTTATATTGTTCTTATTCTGAAGAAAAGACACGTGCAAAGCCCTCTGTCCAGTGACATTGACCAATGAGGCAGGTATCCAGGCTCCACTCTTGCTTGTTCATACTCCGCCTTGCTTCTTCCAGAGCCTGTTGGGCGTTCTGCTTATCCGTATAGCAGGTGCTGCTCCAAATACCTGTCTCGTTCCCATTTTCATCCTCGTCCCAGCCCCAGATCATATGGACTTTCTGAGATTGGCCGATTGTACCGACCACCAACTTTTCTGTGATCTCATAGGTGCAGGGGTAATCCCGGAATCCTGGGAGAGCAGATAAGTAGTGTTCCGCCACTTGCCTGGCCTTTTCGCTGGATTCAAACACTCCGATAAAAAACCCTTCAAGCCTCTCATTGAATATCATTAAGCTGTATAGAAGATTTGTCATATGCGTCTTCCACCCGTTCTTATCTGGTATCCTGCCTCCCTGTCTACCCAAGGGAGGCAAGATACCGGGCCACCTTCGGATAGGCCGCCTTGCCCCTGGCACAGTAGTTTCGGCAGTCAGCGCTGATGCAGATGTTTTCTGGGCCAAGCTGACGGTAATAGGCTTTTTTTATGTCCGATCGCATTACGGCTTCCTCCCGCCCTTTCTCACGATGGCACTTAGAAAGTGCAGATAAGAGACAAGCGCAATCATTCCCATGATCAGGAAGATACCTCGCTTGAAAAGGCTTTGGCCCTCTATCACAAAAACCAGAAGAAACAAACCGGTAATCGCGATAAGAAACACCAGTGATACAAGAACGATGCACAGGATTCGGACAGGCCTGGAAACACATTCTGACTGCGCTGCATCCATACATTCCTGAAATAAAGCGTCAAGCCACAT